CGGCATACCGCCGGTTCATCAGCGGCGTTGCGGCGACGAAGGCACCGAGTGCGCTGGAAAAAATGGTGTGCACAGAGGCCAGCAAAGCCAGCGTTCGCAGCATGCGCGCAGATTTCGCCATTACGACGTGGGCCAAGATTTGGAAAGAATGCGCCCAGCGCCAGCAGGGAGTGAAAGCAGCATGAAAAAAACCTATCAGCAATTAGCCATTGAAGAACTCATGCGCGACCGCAACCCGCGCACTTGCTCAGATATCGAAGCGGCCCTGATCGAAAACACCGGTTTTGTTCCGCCGCGTCATTCGATGTCGTCAACGATAAACACGATCAGCAAAAAGCCACAGTTCAACATCGTGACCGGACGTTGTGGCGGTAAGAAAACGTATTTCCTGAGTGAAACACCAAAGCACGTCGCAGTGCCAGCAGATGGTGAACCGGCGTCGCGACCAGTTAAAACCCTGGCTGAAATCAGTGCCGAGTTTGAGCGTAATTTGTGGGCAGTACGTCAGGGAAGGGGACAGGCATGAGCTATCAACTGATATATGCGGATCCGCCTTGGCAGTACAGCAACAAAATCAGCAACGGCGCAGCGGGCGATCATTACAGCACTATGACGCTGGAAGACATCAAGCGTCTACCAGTCTGGTCAATCGCCGCTGAAAGCGCAGTGTTGGCAATGTGGTATACCGGAAATTTCGCAGAAGAAGCTGTCGAGCTGGCGCAGGCCTGGGGCTTTAAAGTCAAGACGATGAAAGGTTTCACATGGATCAAGCTTTATGAGCAGGCGCGCGGGCGTATTGAGCGGGCTCTGGCAGAGCAGACCATGCTCGACTTTGAAGATTTTTTGGATGCTCTCAGCGCCGAAACAGTGATGAACGGCGGCAACTATACGCGCGGCAATAGCGAAGATGTTCTGATCGCCACCCGCGGCGCCGGGCTCGAGCGCGTCAGTGCCAGCGTTAAACAGGTTGTTCATAGCTGCCGCGGTGAGCACAGCGAAAAACCAGCAGAAGTGCGTCTGCGATTGGAAGAGCTTTACGGTTCAGTTGCCCGTATTGAGCTGTTCAGCCGCGGTGACGCTGCTGGCTGGCATCACTGGGGCAACGAAAACCCGTTCAACGATATCGATCTGGTTCCGGCCACGTTCACCGCCATGCCAGCAGCGCGCAATTCACGCGTTAAAGCTCAGACCGGTTATTACCTGGCTATTGCTGGCGCATTACAACAAACCCAGCAACAAAATATTCCAGAAATTATTCCGGTACCGGAAACCAACAACCAAGTATGGCCAGCGGAAGTGCATTACCTCTTTGGTCAGGTGGCTGAGTCTTCAAACTTAGCTGCGCATCTGCAAAACAAACTGCGTCACCACATCAATCGCCTGAAAATGGACGGCCTGCCAACGGCTGAAATCATTAACACCGCTGGCACACTGGCCCGCGCAATGGGAGCAACAGCGTGAAAGAAATCATCGTAGACAATTTTGCAGGCGGCGGCGGTGCGAGTACCGGTATTGAAATGGCAACGGGTCGCAGCGTGGATATCGCGATCAATCATGACGAGAACGCCATTGCGATGCACAGCACCAATCATCCTGAAACGCTGCACTACTGCGAATCGGTGTTTGATGTTGACCCTATCGCGGCAACCGCTGGCCGTCCGGTTGGTCTGGCCTGGTTCAGTCCTGACTGCCGTCACTTCAGTAAAGCGAAGGGCAGTAAACCGGTTAAAAAAGAAATCCGTGGTCTGGCATGGATTGTGATCCGCTGGGCACTGGCGAAGCGCCCGCGCGTGATGATGCTTGAGAACGTCGAAGAATTTAAAACGTGGGGTCCGCTGCTGACCGCAGAAGACGGCACAGAACATCCGGATCCGGCACGCGCTGGCGAAACATTTGCTGCATTCATCGGCATGCTGACCACCGGCATTGCAGCGGATCACCCGGCAATTGCTGAGTGCTGCGAAGTGCTGAACATCGATGTGAACAGCAATGACGTCCGCCGTCTGGTCGCCGGTCTGGGGTACGTTGTCGATCACCGCGAGTTACGAGCCTGCGACTTCGGTGCGCCGACTATACGACGCCGGTTCTTTATGGTGATGCGCTGCGACGGCCAGCCGGTGGAATGGCCTGCTGCAAGCCACGGGGATCCTAAATCTCTGGACGTGCTGAGCGGGAAGCTGGCGCCGTGGCGAACCGCCGCCGAGTGTATCGACTGGTCAATTCCATGCCCGAGTATTTTTGAACGTAAAAAGCCACTGGCCGAGAACACTCTGAAGCGTATAGCGCGCGGCATCCAACGGTTCGTGATCGATAACCCAACGCCATTTATCGTCGGAGCCGGTGGTTCGGCATATCAGGGAAAACCACGCAAAGTTGACGCACCATTCCATACATTGATGAAAGAAAATCACTCGGCCTTAGTTACACCGATTATTGCGCGTATCGGTCAGACCGGATTTGGTGGCGATCGCATGGCTTACCCAGCAACCAAAGGTCTGACAACAGTCACAAGCAAAGCTGAGCATCTACTTATCGCGCCAGTTATTGCACGTGAGTTCGGGAATAGCGTTGGTCACCCAGTCACTGAGCCAAACGGAACTGTGATGGGAGCCGGTGGCGGTAAGAGCCGTCTTTGTACCGCATTTCTGGCGAAACATTACGGCGGGAATTATACCGGACCGGGTGTCGATATCTCGGGGCCGACTCACGGTGTTACGACGGTCGATCATCACGCATTAGTTACATCAAATCTGGTGCTGTTGCGCGGTAGCTGTAAGGACGGTCGGGTAGTCACGGAACCAGTGCCTGCAATCACTGCCATGGGGCTGCATATCGGTGAGGTCCGCGCTTTCCTGCTCAAGTATTACGGCAACGAAAAAGAAGGCGTCAGCCTGGATGAATCCCTGCACACCGTTACCACTAATGACCGGTTTGGCCTGGTCACGGTCGAGGGCGTGGATTACCAGATCGTTGATATCGGCATGCGCATGCTGCAACCCCATGAGCTTTACGCTGCTCAGGGTTTCCCGAGCTGGTACATCATCGATCAGGACTACCGAGGCAAGAAATACGCCAAGGATAAGCAGGTCGCGCGTTGCGGCAACGCCGTACCACCACCGTTCGCTCAAGCGCTGGTGCGCGCTAACCTGCCGGAAATGTGTGGTGCTGATAAGGAGGTGGCTGCGTGAGCGAATTTCAGAAAATCTGGCTGGCTGCTTATAACGGCTGGCTGACGGCGGTCTCCCCTTCGGGGGAGCTGCATCCCACTGATTATACCGCTGCGCGGGAACATGCTGACGCTGTGCTTAATAGCCTGATCAAGGCGGGGGAGGTTGCATGCAATTGATCCTGCCATTCCCTCCGAGCGTCAACGGTTACTGGCGCTCCACACAAAAGGGCGTGCTGATCAGCGAGCGCGGGCGGATCTTCCGGTCAAACGCGCTTGCCGCTATTTATCAGCAGTTACGCAGCCGCCCGACGGCACTACTCACCGAACTGGATGTGCATCTGGTTCTATTCCCACCGAACAGGGCGAAGCGGGATTTAGATAATTTCCAGAAGGCGCTGTTTGATGGCCTTACTCATGCGGGGATCTGGAAGGACGACAGTCAGGTCAAACGCATGACAGTTGAATGGGGAGAGGTAACGAAGGGTGGTAAGGCAGAAATAACGATTACTGATTTCAAAACCGCCGGTGTGCAGCCGGTTTAACGTGTGGAGTGATTATGTCGAACAGTTTGCTGTCAGGAAAAGTGGTAACGATGTCGAGCCGTGAGATTGCTGAGCTGGTGCAAAGTAAGCATAGCGATGTGAAGCGGTCAGCTGAACGGCTCGCAGTTGGTGGAATTTTAAGCGCGCCATTGGCGCACACCCCCTATTTCCATGAACAAAACGGACAGGAGTATCAGGAGTACTGGTTCAATAAACGTGATTCTCTGGTGCTGGTTGCCCGCCTGTCGCCAGAGTTCACCGCCGCGGTAGTGGACCGCTGGCAGGAGCTGGAATTGAAAAACCAGTTGCCCCAGTCATTGCCGGAGGCGTTGCGACTGGCTGCTGATCTGGCCGAAGAAAAGCAGGCGTTGGAATCACAGCTGGCGCTGGCGGCCCCGAAAGTGGAATTCGTTGATCAGTACGTGATGGCTAACGGCTCTATGGGATTCCGCGCGGTCTGCAAATTGCTGCATGCAAAAGAACCGGAATTCCGGATGTTCTTGCTCGAGAAAGACATTGTTTACCGGCTGGAAGGCCAGTTGACGCCAAAGGCCCATCATTTAGAGGCAGGCCGGTTCCAGGTGAAAACCGGTACCAGCCAGCAGAATCAGCATGCGTTTCGCCAGGCCAGATTCACGGCAAAGGGCGTTGAATGGGTTGCCGGGCTGTGGGCTGGTTATCTGCGACAGAAACAGGAGGCCCACGCGTGAGAGCATTGTTAAAACCGTATCCCCAGAGGGAACTGGGGATCGTGCAGTTCGCGCTGCCGGCGGACATGGTGAAGTTCTTCAGCAGTAAACGCCTGCTGATCACCAATGAACCCGCTGACCTGCAAACCGCGCCAGATGGACTGGTGCCAGCAGAAGCACAGTCACTTTCACGGGATCCGCGCCTGGCTGGTTTCCTGTCGTCTCCTGAAGTGATCGGGAAAGTCGGCGGCATGGCGGCGTTGACGCTGTGGGTTAAACGCCACCGCGCCTGCGAATGCCCGGACTACAACAGAGAATACCATCACCACGAACTGGTGCAGGTTCCGCGCGGGCGTGGCGTGGTCTGCCTGTGCTGGGCGCATGACAACGAGTATCGGGAAAAGGAATCGCTAAAACTGGATGCTATCGCGCTGGCGAACGCCGCCGAATTTGTGACTGAAGCAATCCGTTACCGGTATGGCCTGCCTGATGATCGTCACCTGACTTTGCCGGAATTGTGCTGGTGGGCAGTTTCGAAAGGGCTGGTTCACCTGCTGCCGGAAGAAGTGGTCTGTGCGGCGCTGGGAATGAAATACAACCCGCCTGGTGGCCAGCGTAAAGAGGCTGACGTCAACCCGTGGGAGAAGCAACCCCGCGAAGAACTGGCGAACAATGTCAAACCGGTGCTGACGCTGGCAATCGATCCGGAAACAAACGAGTCCTACATGCTTCGACCGAAGCGCCGTCGGTACGAAAACACGAAATACACCCAATGGGTAAAGCGCCAGCCATGTTGCGGCTGCGGTAACGGGTCAGATGATCCTCACCACATCACCGGCAACGGCTTTGGCGGTATGGCAACAAAAGCGCATGACTTGTTTGTGATCCCGCTGTGCAGACGATGTCACGACTCACTTCATGCGGATACCCCGGCTTGGGAAGAAGAACACGGCACACAGGAATTTCTGGTGTTGAAGACATTAGACCGCGCGCTGGCGATGGGTGTTATCGCTACCGGCAAGCAAAAATAAGTGTGGAGTCAGCATGAACCTTGAAACGATTTTGAAGCATTTTTCCCCGAAAGGCTTATCCATCAGCGACAGTTCCCGCGCGACGGCCAGCGACGCACTTAACATCACCGATATTATGGCGGCGCTGGGGATGACACAAAGTGACGCGGAATTCGGCCTGCGCCTGTTCCTGGCAAAAGCCGGTATCAGCCAGCAGGATAGAACGATAGCGGTCGGCATGCTGACGCAGTACGCCAAACAGCACGCACCGAAGCATATCGGCAAAGTCGCAGGGAGGCGCATGGCTGAATGCCTACACATTATGGCAAAAATGGCGTTTGAAGATTATGCGCGGTCGGCGGCGGCCACTTATGATTGTCCGTGCTGCTCTGGCACCGGTTTTTTGAGAGAGAAGAGAACCTTCAGAAATCATTTGGCAATCGACCGCCGGGAATATCTTGATGCGCTACCGGGCAATTTAGGCCTGCTTTACCGCAATGAAATGAAGTCCAAAACGGAAGGTGAAGAGATAGTTGATGTCATTTGCCAGCCGTGCAAGGGGAAGGGGACCATCTCAAATCGTTGCCGCTGTAATGGCACCGGCCGCGTGCGTGACCTGGAGAAATCAAACCTTCTCGGCGTTCCGGTCGATAAGACTTGTGATCGGTGCGCGGGCAGGGGATTCAAAAGGACACCAGGCACAACGGCCTACAAAGCGATTGTAGCACTGCTGCCTGACCTGCAGGAAAGAACATGGAATCGAAATTGGCGACCGCTATATGAGTCGCTGGTGACCAAATGTGAGCAGGAAGAGAATCACGCTGATGCTGTATTCCAAAGAATCACCAGCAAATGAGCAGGCTACGAAGATTCAGTAAACTGACCAGGAGCCGGGATCCCAGCGCCTACATATTATTCTCTGAGAAAACTTTTTTGTTTGCAAATTGTCCAATCTTGCGTAATGTTACCATTAAGGTATCGCCGATTTAGTCAGCAGTAAGGGGTTTCATCATGAGCAAAAGCCAACTATTCACTATCAACGTTACACACGAAGACCACATGTGGACGGGGATCTGCGATGAGCTGGGTTTGGTAACTGAGGCCAAATCGTTTGAGCAGTTAACCTTGCGTGTCCGTGATATCGCACCTGAATTATGTCAACTAAACTGTGATGTTCATCCGGATGAAATGCGTCTGGACTTTGTGCATGAACAAACCTTACCTATGATGCTCTAACATATGGGCAGAGGGTTCTATACGAACATAGCCTTAATCCTCCATCGACACAAATGCAAATTTGTCAGGCAGGGAAAAGGAAGTCATGAAATTTGGTATAGCCCCATTACGAACAAAACCTTTTCCGTGCCGGTCACAGTGGTTTCAAGAAATACAGCCAATGGGATACTGAAACAGGCAGGGTTAGAAGAGAAGATTTAAGCCCGCAATGCGGGCTTTTTTGTGTCTGTGACATCCAGCTTAAGATGATTATTCACTGGTAAAATTTAACTTAAGAGAATACTTTTGATGAGCCACATTTGTGGCCTTAACTACACACAGGTATTACATGAAAAAAATATTCGCAATGCTTCTGGTAACCCTTTCTCTCGGCACTTCCGTTCAGGCTTTTGCTGGCAGCTGTCAGCATGATAACGATACAGCATCAGATGGTTCACGTTGCGGTGGAAGATCAGAGGACTCTCGCCCTGGTGGCAAAGGTGTCCGCTGATAAGCAGCACGAACATAGAAATATGAATAACGTCTTCTTAAACTAAGATTTGTTCTATTTACGCAATTTCAGCCCCAACTCTTGCATTTTGTCCGAACTTGGCGTAATTTATCTCAATCATGGGCGTTTGTGTAGATGAGCGCCTAGAAAAGCTTTGAGAGCCCTGCAGAAATGCGGGGCTTTTTCGTTTCTGCACATCAGGTAAGAGCATCGGCTTGGTAAGCTGGGACATTTCCGGCCAGTCAAGGGGTTAATGCCCTTACCGAAAAGCTTTAACCTTATTTCTTATTTCTGGCTAGTATCAATAATCGCTGAGCCAGAATAAACAGGAGGAGTGCAGCCTTTCAGTTCGCCATACTCAACATTGCATTCAGAGTAACCACTACCTCTCTTGATGACTATTTCACCGTCATAATTTGATGAGCATGAGCCAACCTCTCCGCTATTAATCTCGCATAAAGAAACCTTTCCATCGCTTCTGAGTAGAGGGGCATTTTTCGTTGATGGATATGGCTGGCAATCGGAGAGATTGCCGACGTTGATACTGCACTGCAAGAGTTCCGCAAGTCCTGAAAAGCTGGTGAGCATGCCGGTGAGCATTAAGACGACGAAGATTTTATTTTTCATATACATGTCCTTATTAAGTAGTGCCGTCACTATAAAACACTTTCTAGAAGCTGCCGATTGGCGGCCTTTTTTATACCCCCCCAATTAGATTGTGAGGACACCTAAAGCAATAATTTGGGTGATACTACTTCAACATAGTCGTAATGAGTTTCTTAGGCTGTTTAGAATCACCAGTTTGCAATAGCTCGGTAAGTTCGCTTTTGGTGACTTCACGGCCGCATGATGCACAGTTAACGTCAGCGAAGTTAGCTTCCAGATTAAAGTCATTTGGGTAAATGAGAAATTCGCATCGGCAAATGGAGCAGACAAACTTCTCCAGAACAGTCTCAATATGCATTGAATCATCCTCTTTAAAATGATTTGAATTCAATAGAATAAAGCAAGGTTTTCCTTTAGGAGAACTCTTGATATATCTGCAAATGAAAATGTACGCTTGAATCTTGCTTTAGTAAATCTCGTGGGGAAGTAAAAAATAGCCATCACCATCGTTCGTTTGCTGGATGCCTGCTATCTTATGTAAAACATCACACGAGACCATCGGTATGAAGCTACTAGCTAACGAATTTGAATACAGAGAATGGATAGTAAAAGGCTACCTTCATTTGGATGAGGAGTTTCCTTCGGTTTTCGAACCTGACGAGCTTGAAAGAGAAATTTTACGTCAGGCACCCAAAGAATTCCCTTGCCTTGCACAAATTGTAGAAGGTGAGGGCGGTTACTCCCTGCAGTCTGTTCAATTCATATATCGGTCCCAGATTGAAGAGTGGGCAAAGCTGTTCGGTATTATTAGTTAGAGAAATCAATTATTCCAATGGGCTGCCTCCGGGCGGCCCTTTTTTATGCCCTCAATTCGGTTGCGAGGACACCAACAGCGATAAGGGGTTTATCAATGTCTGAGCCGGTTTCAGCTTCAGCGGCTTCAACGGCGCTTGCAACGGTCGGTCTGTTTGGCTGGTTCACCGGTCTGGATTACGGCGTGGTTTTCGGTGCCTTTGCTGGCGCTGTTTTCTACGTTACGTCAGCCGTTGACCTGTCAGCGTGGCGCCGCATTTCATATTTTGGCGTTTCATTCATGTGTGGCTTGCTCGGTGCCGGTGTTGCTGGCGCTAAGTTGGCGGCTTGGCTCAGTTACCCTGATAAACCATTGGATGCCTTGGGCGCGGTGATCATCTCCGCACTGGCGGTGCAGCTGCTTACGTTCGCCAGCAACCGGGCAAAGAACCCAACATCACTGATTGATCGGTGGAGGGGGCAAAGTGGTAATAAATGACCCGCTGGTAATCCTGAACGTGGTGGTGTGTACGCTGGTGGTTATCCGGCTGAGTTTCTTTCGAAAGAATGGGGCCACACATCGCCGCTGGGCCTCATGGCTGGCCTACCTGATGATCCTGATTTACGGGCATGTCCCGTTAAGTTGGGCGTTTGATCATTACGGCGGAACTCGCTTAGCCATCTTCTTACTGAACGTCGTTATCTGCATAGCGATATTCGTCGTACGCGGCAATGTGGCGAAAATCATTAAAGTCTTGAGACTTCCACAATGACAAAAGACCAATTTACCCGGGCGGCTTCATTAAGCGCCGACTTAGCCGCGCGCTGGTATCCGCACCTGGTGTCAACAATGGCTGAGTTCGACATTTCCACCCCAGCCCGTCAGGCGGCGTTCATTGCGCAGGTAGGGCATGAGTCAGGTGGATTCAAAACGCTGGTCGAGTCCTTCAACTATTCGATAGCCGGACTTTCGGCGTTTACCCGTCTCACTGCATCACAGCGTGAACAGCTCGGGCGCCGGAATGGTGAAGGTCCACTGCCTGTTGAGCGCCAGCGCGCCATTGCCAATCTTGCCTATGGTGGCCGGTACGGCAATAAAGCGGCTGGTGATGGCTATAAATTCCGTGGGCGTGGTCTGAAACAAATCACGTTCCTCGATAACTATCTGGCCTGCGGCCGCGCGATGGGTATTGACCTGATTACCGATCCTGACCTGCTATTGAAAGATGAATATGCGGCGCGGTCTGCAGGCTGGTTCTGGAAGGTCAACAACTGCAACAGCTTTGCTGACTCAGGCGACTTTGTGGGGCTGACCAAACGGATTAACGGCGGTGTTAACGGACTGGATGATCGTCAGGCACGTTACATTGTCGCTAAAAAGGCATTAGGCATCTGAGGATCACCCAGTGGAAACATCTCTGTTTACTACTCTGCTAAAGGCTTACTGGAAAACTGCTGTCGCCATTGTCTTGGTGGCGGCACTGGCATGGTGGGTAGAAGGGTTGCGCTGGGACGCTGATGTTTCCAAACGTAATGAAGCCCACACCGCAGAACTGAAGAAACAAAGCGATCAGGCCGTGATTGACCTGACCAACGAGAAGAAGCGCACCGAAGCGGCCCTGATAGCATTTCAGGCGCTGGATGCGAAACACACGAAGGAAATGGCAGATGAACTGGCTAAGAATGAGAAGTTGCGGGCTGATATTGCTGCTGGTACTCGCCGGGTGCGAATCGCCGCGGCAAACCTTGCCACCAGTCAGCTCATCAGGAACAGCACTTCCGGCACCAGCAGCATGGGCGATACAGTACAAATCGACCTCACTCCTGCAGGTGGACAGACTGTTCTCGATCTCAGAGCAAGCATTATCAAAGACAACGAAGTAATAGAGTATCTTCAAGGTTACATTGAGTATTTAGCCAAACAAAGTACACCTTAATGATCTGGGGTAACCCCATCAATATGAACTGAATGGGATGGATGTTGCGCCATTTTTGCAGCCTTCCACTCGCTCAGGCTGTATGGCAGCGCTTTCTGAATCGCGACAAAATGGCCCTTGTCATGGTTGGCTATATATCCGTCGATGACTGGCGTAAGCATGCAGTTTAGGGGGACTTCAAAGTTAGACTTAATCCATATCAAGAACTTTAAATCACCCTCCGCCGTAACTTTCAATATTTGCAGGTTATCAGGCGTTAGAAAGATTCCATCTACCACTTTCCATTCCATCTTTTCTACTCTATTGGCATTGTCATCTAACAATAGAGCACAAAATGGTAATTTACGTTAAAAACTTAAAGATACTTGAGGTAGGTCAAAAGGCTGTTCTCAGTCTCAGAGAGTCAACCAGCAGAGACGCCGAAGTGATCCAATACCTTCAGAGCTATGCTGCTGAAGCTCAGAAGCGGTGCAAAGTGAACTGAGAAAAGGATGGCTGCAATAAATATAGTTGCAAGTGAAATGATTAGCAGTGAAAGGTACTCCCGGCAGGGGGCCTTGCCACGGGGCGGCGGACTCGCGGAAAACGGCTAGTTTTCGCGATCTAGGGTCATCATCATCATCTGTGCAGGTTATTGATTTTATTAATACCCAAATTGC